ACGGGAAGTGCCGGAGGCACAACTTCTATTACAAACGTTATGAACCTTAACGGAGGAAACGGTGGAAATGGCGGAAGTAACTATAACAATGGTAGTGCCGGAAGTAATGGAACAGCTTCAGCTACAGATCTAGAAGACTCACAAGTTGCTGGTGGTGAAAATCCGTTAAGATTTATGAGTGATAATTTTGGATCAAGCAGTCCAGGTAGTTCAGGTAATGCAAATGCTGGTTCACCTGGTTGTTTAATAGTTTTTGAAAGGTAATAATTATGGCTAAATATGGAATTTTTGAAAAAGATCATAAGTATCTCGGTTTTATTGCAGAGTCTGAAACGGAGAGAGATCATATTTTATTTTTTAATAATACTTTTATAGCTGTTGAAATGACAGATGATCAATTTAACAAAGCAGGTTTTCAAGAAAAAGTTTATACAATAGATAATAGTAATGCGATTGTTGAGTCAGATTTTGATACTGGATTTTCAGTATGTGATGATCTTGCAGGAGTTAAATCAGACGCAGAAGGTAAAATAGAAATATGGACACGACAGATTGATAATTATATTGTTAAAAAAGAAGCAACAGACGTATCTACTTGGGAGACTTTTAAAACGAAATTAAACGAAGTAGATATTGATAATGCAGGTCTTTCTTTTCCTACAGGCAAATCATTTATGAAATGGTTTAGTGAACAATCTGGAGTTCCTGCAAAAAAAGCATTGCAAATTCCTGTCCGTTAAATATAAATCCATGAATGAGTCTTATAGATTTTTCTATTCATAAAGATTTAATTGATATAAAAGAAATTAGACCAAGACCAGCTAAACATTTTTTACCTGATTGGTATAAGAAAATACCTAAATATACTTGGCCAGGAGAGAACATTAGAGGCTGTATGCCTTTTTTAGATGGTATTTCTGCAGGTTATATTTTACCTCTACCACAAGATATTAAAATAGTTTTTAACAAATATAACGAAAAAACTAAAAAAGAAGATGTCTTTATTGGATACTCATCTAATCATATGCATCAAAGAGATCCTCAAGAATATTGTAAAGAATTAAATATTAATTTTGGTGAAGCTGCAGTGCATGGATTACAGCAATTAGGCGGAGAGTCATCTTTTCCTGTTAAAAAAAATGGTGGTTTTAATATTTTAAAGTTATTAAACCCATGGAAAATTAAAACTCCTGCAGGTTATTCATGTTTATTCATTTCTCCTATTTTAAATGAAAATGATTATTTTCATATAATAAGTGCTATTGTAGATACAGATACTTATGAGGATAAAATAAATTTTCCATTTTTAATTAACAAAGATAAATATGAAACATTTGAAAAAAAATTTAATGCAGGCTTACCATATGTACAAGTCATTCCTTTTAAAAGAGATGATTGGCAACACAAAATTTCTAAAGAAAAAGTAAATAAAAATTTTATAAATAAATTAGTATTAAAATTTATAAATCGTTATAAACAATTAGCATGGTCTAGAAAAAAATGGATGTAAAAGATTTAATATATATAAAAGATAATGTTCTTCCAATTGAAGCATTGTCCTCTTTAATAAAATGGATAAACCATAAAGATGAAAAATTTGTTAAATCAAGAGTTGTTTTAAGTCATGGAAAAGAAGACGCATTAGATGAAAAAATTAGAAAAGTAGAAAATTTTACTTTGTTGCAAAACTCAAAATCAATGACAGAAGTACATTGGGCAAATTATTTATTACATAATTTTATGCAACACATAAATTATTATCAAGCTGATTTTAAAATGAATTGTTCTATAGAAGGTATTATTGAAATAACAGTTTTAAAATATGAAAACTCAGGACACTACTCTTATCATACTGATCACTGTAGAAAGCATCCTAGAACTTTATCAATAATATTTTTACTTAACAATGATTACGAAGGTGGCGAATTAGTTTTTGGTTCAGTAGACAAACAACAAGAAATTATGAGAGTGAAAAAAAATGCAAACAGGTTAATTTTATGGCCAAGTAATTTTGTTTATCCACATAAGGTTGAACCAGTAACTAAAGGTAGAAGGTATTCAATAGTTTCATGGTCACTATAAAAGATTTAAAATATAAAGTTGTTAAAAATTTTCTTACTAAAGAAGAAACAGAATTAGGTGTTAAATATAATATACATAGGCATAGAAACAATACGACAGATTTTGCACCTACTCAAAGTAATAATAGAGATACGTGTTATTATGGTGATCCTCTAACTGATGCTTTGCTTTATAACAAGATAGACTTAATGGAAAAAGAAACTAATTTAGAATTGTTTCCAACCTACTCTTATTCTAGACTTTATACATATAATGCAGAACTTAAAAATCATTTGGATAGACCTTCTTGTGAGGTATCAGTAACAGTTATGTTTGGTAGTTGTGGCACTGAATGGCCTATATACATGGGCGATAAACCAGTATTACTTGAACCAGGAGATGCGTGTATATATCTTGGTTGTGAATTAAATCATTACAGAAAAACTTTTACTGGAGATTGGCACTCTCAAATGTTTTTACATTACGTTGATAAAAATGGTCCTAATGCTGAGTGGAAATACGATAAAACACCACCTCTTTTTGAACTAGGCTAAAGTTTATTTTCACACAATAAAATGGTATAATTTCGAATGCCTTTAACAAATGTATTAATACAACCAGGATTTAACAAACAAGTAACTGAAGTTGGCGCAGAAGGTCAATGGACAGATGGAGATTTTGTAAGGTTTAGATACGGACTACCAGAAAAAATAGGTGGCTGGGAAGAAATATTAGCAAGCACATTAGTAGGAGCTGCAAGAGAACAATTTACTTGGGCAGATTTAGATGGAAGAAGATATGCTGCTATAGGAACAAACAAACTATTAGTTATTTATTATGAAGGATCTTTCTACGATATAACTCCATTAGACACAGCTCTTACAGGTTGCACTTTTGATACAGTTAATACAAACGCGACTGTGACTGTAAATAAAGCAGCACATGCATTAGAGCCTGGAGATTTATTTACATTTACCTCTGTTACTCCTCCTACAGGAGCAGGTTATACAGCAGCAGATTTTGAAACAAATACATTTCAAGTAGTAACAGTGCCTGACATCGATACGTTTACTATTACAATGGCTAGCGCAGCAGGGACAACGGTCAACGGATCAGGGACAGCGACTGTAAATCCTTATGTAAAAATAGGAAACCTTTCACAAACTTATGGGTTTGGTTGGGGTACTGGACTATGGGGTGGTGGACAATCTGTATTTGGAACTTTAAACGGAAGTTTAAATGATGACACTGCTGGAACAGGAGGATCTGGAACATCCATAACTCTTGCATCAACGACAGGATTTCCAACAACAGGGACTATAAAAGTTGGAGCAGAATTTATTTCTTACACTGGTATTTCATCAAATGACTTGACTGGTATTACTAGAGCTACTGGAGGAACAAGATCGGCACACTCAAGCGGAGCTGGAGTAGAATACTACACAGGTTGGGGACAAGCATCTTTATCTGCAACTCTAAGTATTGATCCTGCCTCTTGGTCTTTAGATAATTTTGGTCAACAACTTATTGCAACAATCAAAAACGGAAAGTCTTTTTCTTGGAATCCTACTGCTGCAGATCCAAACGCATTACAAACTAGAGCTGTAGTAATTTCAAACGCACCCACTGCTTCTGTAATGTCAATGGTGTCTGACAGAGATAGACATTTATTTATGTTTGGAACAGAAACAACTGTAGGAACACCTAGCTCTCAAGATAAAATGTTTATTAGGTTTTCAGACCAAGAAAATATATCAGATTACACAGCAACCTCAATTAACACTGCAGGTTCTTTTAGATTAGACTCAGGCACAAAGATAGTAGGAGCTGTAAAAGGTAAAGATTATACTTTTGTTTTAACAGATTCTTCTGCATATGTAATACAGTTTATTGGGCCGCCTTTTACTTTCAGTGTAAGACAAGTAGGTTCTAATTGTGGAGCCATTGGTCAACAATCAATCAAATATGTAAACGGAGCAGTTTATTGGATAGGGGAGTCTGGAGGATTTTTTGTATACGATGGTACTGTAAAAGCATTACCATGTCTTGTAGAAGACTTTGTTTTTAAAACTACTGGAACTAATTTAGGTATAAACTATGATGCTGGTGAAGAAGTTTATGCTGGATTAAATCATTTATATGAAGAAATAATTTGGTTCTATGCAAAATCAGGAAGTTCGCAAATAGATAGATGTGTTACTTATAATTATCAAAACCAAACTTGGACAACTGGCTCTTTAGCACGAACTACATGGGTTGATGCATCAGTTTATTCTGCACCTTACGCAACCGAATTTAACTCAACAGCTGTTCCGACATTTCCAACAGTTCAAGGAATTACTAATATTAATGGCGCTACAACTTATTATGCTCATGAAGTTGGAGTAGACCAAGTAGATACTGCTGGTAATAAAACTGCAATACCTGCATTTATACAATCTGGTGATTTTGATTTAACAGTAGGTGGAGATGGTCAGATGTTTATGAGTATGAAAAGATTTGTACCAGATTTTAAAGTAATTCAAGGAGATGCAAGAATAACTATTCTCTTAAAAGATTATCCACAGAACTCAAATGTTTCATCTCCATTAGGTCCATTTACAGTTAATTCATCAACTGATAAGGTTGACACAAGGGCAAGATCAAGATTTGCAAGTTTAAAAGTAGAGAATACCTCTACAGACCAGAATTGGAGATACGGAACTTTTAGAGCAGACATACAACCAGATGGTATGAGAGGATGATAAATAATAATAATAATATGGGCATAGTCCCTTTAGCAAATGAACAAAATTTAGGAATTCTACCTGAAAGAGGTCCTGTAGAATTACCGAGATTGGTAAAAATATTGCCAAACAAAAAGCTCTTGAAACTATTGGAAGAAAAGTAGGATTACCTGCATTAGGTCAGGTGCTTGGTATGAATAGTTTATATTCTAACCCATTTGGTTTGGCCTTACTTGGCCCTGTTGGTTTAGGTATTGCTGCATTAGGAGGAGGCATAAGAGATAGGTTTATGAACTATAGACAAGCTAAAGAAACAAAGAAAGCTATTCAAAGAGAATCAGTAAGTGATTTACAAGGTAGAATTGACAAAGGAGAATTTGGTTCAAACACTCCTACACCACAAGATGACCGTAGAGGAGGTCAATATTCAGGTGGTTCACAAGGAGGTGGTAGATCAAATGCTGCAAGAAATGCAGGAACGGAAGCTGCACGAGGCGGAGGA